CATAGATAAAGAATCCTTCGTAATCGTAGATCTCTCCAGTCTCTTCGTCAACAACCTCTTGAACATCAAGTCCCATCTCTTTAGCATGATCCCAAGACCACTTCATCTCAGTGATCAGGAATACCGGCAATACGCCCATCTTCTGAGCGTTGACTGCAGCCTCTAGAAGTGCTGTAGTCTTACCAGTATCCGAATGACCACGTAAAAGGGTAATATGACCTTCAGGAATACCTGGGATAGAAGTGATATCTTGATAAGCTTTAGAAAGAGGTATCCAAGTTTGCTCTTTGAACTTAATACTCGTAGATGCTAACCCCTTATTCTTCTTAAACTGATTAAGATTAAATCCTTTCTTAATAGCCGCTTGGGCTGATTCTGATACTCCTTTTCTCTTCTTAGCCATACTTAGAACGGCAAGTCGTTAGAAGAATCACCAAACAAATCGTCAAACTGACTTACTGTATCGGCTTTCTTAGGAGCTTGAGTCTCTACAGTAAAGTTGTTAGCTGGTGCTTGAGTAGCTGCTGGTGCTGCTTGTACAGGGGCTGAAGGAGCGTTATCACCGTCTTCGTTACCTGATAACCAGTTTTCAAGATTACGCTTGATGAAGTCAAAGTCGTACTTAGAGAAAGACTTCAATGGATCTGGTTGCTCTTTAGTCCACTTTGTTACCAAATCATTATTATCACTCAAAGGAGTCTGCTTTGGTTTAACACGTACAGAGGTTTGCGGGTAAGGATTACCTTGAACTACTTCCACAACGATATCAAAACCGTTGATAATATCAGTAAAATCACCAATGTCTTCGTCAGCAGCTAATTGAAGCAATGTATTGTATACTTGCTTACCAAAGCCCCACAAACGAACACCTTTATCTTCTTCACCACGAACAATCACAGGAGCGTGAACACGCATCTTTGGAGCTAACTTACCAGACAATGACCAGTTATCGCGGTCAGAAGTCTTACGCAACTCGTTTACAAAATCAACAACAGGATCTTGTTCACCAAAGTTAGTCAATGCAATCATTGGATACTTACCAATTCCGTAGTGGAAGTAGAGTTCACTGAAAGGCATTTCAGGGTTGTACATTGAAGGTACAATTCGGATCTGATGTTTACCTACTGTAGGTTTCCAAAATGTAGCTTCGTAATCGATCTTTTCGCGCTCACGTCCGTTAGACTGTTGAGCAGCGAGTTTCTGCTTAATAGCGGATAAATCCATAGAAAAACTAATTTAATTATAACTGTTTGAATTATGTTTCGAATATAAAGATACGAAATGTATCTTAAAGTACCAACTACAATTCGATAATTTTATGCAACCTTGTATTAATTCTTTTTAACTCAGGTCCTCTGGTTAATAAGATACAGTTGCGGTAGTCGGTCCAATTTACTCTATATGAAGGATCTGCTTTACCTCCATTAAGTTCCTTAATCAGAGTATTTAAAGCGTTAATAGTATAGAGAGTATTAGATTCTTTTTTACGATGTACTAAAATAGTATTGTCGAGGAAGTTAGCTACGTTGCCAAAGTCAACATTATATGTACAGATATACTCATCGTTACTCTTAGAATACAAAACAAAGATTTTATTGTACATAATATCGTACTTTCCTTTGATTTGTTCTATAAGTGTATCGAGATCCTGTTCTGTCGTAAATGTACAGAATAGTTTATTGCTCATATCTTCGTTCCAAATATTGTTATCGGTGATAAAATCATAACCGAACCTTTGTTCCATAACTTCCATTATAAATATATTCTATTAATCTAAAATTAAATTTTTACTGTACTTATATTTTACAGGATATTTGTTACCCTGATCTAAGATTTTTTGCAGATCTTCTAAAACCTGCTTTCCATCTTCTTTGCTAAAATCAAATAAAATTGCATCGTAGGTATAAAGTGCTACCGATGTCTTTTTGTCTCTCAAATAACCTAATACTTCTTTTAATATAAGAATATTTCTTGAGGTCTCCAAACTTTGAATAATATAATTAAAGAGCTTCTGAGGATTCATATCCTTAAGGTTAGAGTAAAAAGGTTTGTTTGAGATAGGAGCTCTTACTACTCCATCGATGTTAAACGTATTCCAAGTCTCTCTAATATAGCTTGCTACTCTATCAAAGAAATCTATATGGCGGTATTTGTCTGGAATACCTCCGTACATCATCTGGAAGGTATTTTGCTTAGATTGTTTATACTCTTCTTCAGTTAACTCTTCTTTATCAAAATACATTCTACCTAACTGAGTATGTACACTTTCAGAAGTAAACTCGTAACCTACTTGCTCTCCAATCAGCCTAACATGATACCCGTCAAAATCAAATTCTACGAAGACGTCGTTCTTCGGTAAGATTGTTTTTCGGAATTCAGGCTTTTTTGGGATAGCGGCGAAATTAACGCTATTAAAGGCACTAGTAGGACGGCTAGTGGGATTATAAAGATTATAACTTGTATAACATATATTATCTGCAATACTGAACCTAGGTTCGGCCGGCTTAAACTTTTCAATAAATTCTTCATAAGTAATTCTTACTCCGTTATGTTCGGATAAATAAAATACTGCTGTAGCTAGATTGTTATAAAACTGCCAGCTAGGGTCTTCTACTATATCTTTATATTGTTCAATTGTTTCTTCTAATGATCTATAGTTGCGTTCACACTTCTCAAATAACTTAGCTAGAGGAATAATCTTATTTAAGTCCTCTTTCTTAGACATTCTATTATAGTACCATTGAATGATCTGCGGAGGATTAGGAAGCTGTAAGCTATCGTACTCCATCATAGAGTACATTAGGTTAATGTCGTTAATACTCCCGTGAGAGAAAAAGTATAAGAAGTTCTTTTTATTAAACGTATACAGTACGTCGTAACATTTTAAAAGCTCCTGTACTCTACTCTTCTCTATATTAAGTCCTTCTTCATGATCAATAGGAACTATGTACCCTTCCTTATGATCTAAAGGACGAATATATAAAGCAACTGCTGAAGATAGCATAGGATGGTAACGGTCGTTAGTTGTAACGACTTCTACATAACCTCCTTTTCTACCTAAGTTACAGAGATGATTTAACTGAGTATCGCTTTCAACGATATAAAACATAACTTCTTATTCATAACCTTTATCAATATACGAAAGATTTCTTTCTAAAGCAACTCTCCCATTGTTTTTAAGTATTCTTCTAATCCTGGTATTTTCTCTTCTAGTAAACGAACTTGCTTTAGGTTCTTTGTATTAGAACCCTCCTTTCTGTACTTACCGTAATACGTATCTTCTTTAGGGAGTGTAGAATCCCACTCTAATTGGATAAAATTATAAATCCTGTAGTCGTACCTATCTGATCTTCTACGTAGTTCTTCGTATGTTTTTAATGAAATTTCATAGAGTACCCTACTGGTTTTATGTTGAAGAAAGTATCTGGGGAATCTTCCCGATTGTCTTTTCTCATTAGGTTTAATTAACGGCGGATCTTTTGGAGAAAAATCAGGTTCGTCTTCCTTAGGGTTGGGTACAGGAGTGCCTTGTACTGGGTTGAAGAATGATGGTTTATACATACTTTCCAAATTTATCACAGAATCTATATTTTGGAGATCCGTTAGGATCAAAACGTTTTATCTCCTGGTTTAATCTACTAGTAGGTAAACTTACATGAATCCATTGTGGATTTGTATCATCTCCTTTTTCCCAGATTAACTGACCGAAAGCTAAATTCTCTGCAATCCACTTAAATACTGTTGCTAAACTAGAACCATTACCTACGGAAGTAAAGTCTACAGCTTCTCCTTTTAGGTGTTGAGAGGTAGTGCTTGAGTAACCTTGAGCGGCATTTACTGCTGGGCTTCTGTAGACACTGGTGATTCCCATTGTACCGAACTGTGCGGTAATTGGTACTAATAAATTTTTATCGAGTAGTATTAATGCATCTAATACACTCTGAGTAGGATCGTTGTTAAGATTAGGGGTACTAGCGTGCGTAGTTAATGTTGATAGCGGGTAACTTCCTGCCCAGTTCACCTGCGATATAGGTATTGTCGGTTCACCGTTTACTAACCCGCCTGGCATTCTGTCTATATTGAAAGTAGTACTTGGGTATTGACCACTTACTTTTTCATCAACATTAAATATCTGAGTATTCAGTTGAGTAGTCCAGTCTCCATTGTTAATTGTGTGTTCAATTCCGGTTATCAAGAATGCGATGTTTGAATCAGAACGACCTCCATAAGTTTTCGGCAATACTTCCTTATTTAATCTGAAAGCGTCCATTACTTGAAGCCCTGATATTCCGTATAGACTTAAACCAACTTGGAAAGGTATTATAAAATTGTATTTAGGAACTTTGTTATGGTTGTATACACTATCCGCACCAGCTAAGTAACTGCAGTAATTTTGGTACACACCTGCTTGAGTATCTTTTCCAACTTTTGGAATTGTTCTCACTCGGTAATACAAGAGTATATGTGTACGTAGATCAACAACATCCTCTATCAGCCGATCTCGAATTGAATCATAGTCTGTAAGAGCTTCTCTTTCTTTACGGTCTTCGTCGTAACGATCTGTAAAGATTCTATCTGTAATACCTCTATTAAGTGCTCCAAATCCTGTAGCATCTTGAGTAGAGGTGAAAGCAGTATCTTGTGCAGAAATTGCAATCATAGAAGACATCTTAGGAGTAATCTTACTCACCATGTTTATGTCTTTAATAATACTGTTTAATCCGAATACTTCTAATTCCGGGTATTCTGATTTAGCGACAGGTGCTACTGCGTTTCTATCAACTACGTGAAATAGTGAAGAATCTTCACGATACTGTAATTGAAGATTATTAATACCTCCACATACTCTAGATATCTCATCTAAGATCTCTTGCAAGAAGGTGAGAATTGTTACCTGACCCTGGTCATCTATGTATTTGTTTAATGTATCTAAGATAAAATTAATACTTAACTCTATGTTTAATATGATAGGTGCTTCCCTATTTACAATAAAAGTTGCTGATCTACTAACATTCAAGTTAGCTAAACTGTGGGGAAGAACACATATCTCAGGATTTACAGATAAGTGGTCATCTTGAGTTCTGTACAATGGAGTACTCAGTTCGTTTTTGTACATTGACTTAAACAAAAAGAAGTATCCTGAGTCACTCTGTAGTATGTGTCTATTTAGTAATTCTAATAATGCTCCTAGCTTAATATATACCGTATTCCTTACAGGTTCGTTATTTGATGTAACAAACCTACCCCCCAGTAAATACGCCCAAGATAACAATTGTTTATTATAAGTGTTGAAATACGGATCATCATCATACATCATTAAGTTTGCTGTACGTTCTGATTTTTCATCCGATCCGAATAGTTCCTTCATGGTATCAGAAGGTACCCAAGTTCCAGATGAATCATCTATTAAATCCCACATGTACCTGTACTTAAACACGTCGGTAAATTCCTGACCTATAAAGGACTGATTTAAGTAGTTTGCAACATACGGGTTATCAAACTTAGATCGTAA